GAAATTCTTCATTGATATTATTATACCTTATATTATATTTATCATTTTGGTTCTATGGTAACTACGAGTTCATTTAATCTAACTCCCTCTTTAGTTTTTCCTCTACCCTTTAAACGAAGTCTAACATATGTTTTATCAGAAACTTCTCTTATGAGTTTATCATCAATTTTTCTTAATGTCTTTTCGTTTAGAACATACTCTGCAGTAGCGTCTGCCTGTTTACCAAACAGATACTCACCCGTCAAAGACTCTTTTACAACAGCGTCTTTAAAGAAAGAAAAAGCCTCTGCTGCTTTAGGATTTTTTCTAGATCCAAGTATTTCTTGTAATTGCAAATTCAAATGATTTGCCTTTGCAAGTTTTGCTTTCATGTAAGGTTGCTCACCTTTCTTTGGAAGAGAACCTAATTGATTATCAATTTGCTCCAGTATTAGTGCAATCTCTCCAAGATTATTTGTATTCATCCCACCTTCTTTGGCAGCACCCTTGAGAACATCTGTTAGGACTTTTACTGTTTTAGAAATACCCGCACTTGATAGTTGATACTTATCTCCCCATTTCATAGACACTCTATATTTTGTGCCTCCTATCTTGTATAGAATATCCGTTTTAGGTTCTCCACCTCCTCCAGCACCACCACCAAGTTGTCTGAAAGATTTATAAAACGCTAGTTTGTTACTACTAGGTTCAAGTCTATCCATAGTTTCTCTTGCCGCTTTCATAACATCGTCTTCTATAGAAGAACCATTATTCGTGTTTCTCATTATGGTATCAAAGGTTGACTTTACTTCTCCAGTCAACTCTTCGTTTATTCGACCATAAGCAGCTAACATAACAGCATATTCAAACTGTTTGCCTTTATCTGCAGCCATCTTTTTATTTTTATTTATGGAGTTAAGCGGACTCGAACCGCTGACATCCTGCTTGCAAAGCAGGCGCTCTACCAACTGAGCTATAACCCCGTGAACCCCGTAGGGTCATTCAGATGTTACAGATTCTACTTCTAGTTCTGTTTCAATCTGTTTGTCAAGTTCTGCAATCACTTGACGGATTTCAGTGACTCGTTCTGGAGTGCACTTTTCATCATAAGTAAATGCCTTTGTAGATTCAAACAATGCTGCACGCACTGCTGCAGCTTGACGCAGTTCCATTTCAACTTTAATCATTTCCAACCTCCTTTTAGAACCCACTCATCGTGGTATTGATTTTTCCAATTACTGCTGATTCCGTAGGATGGTTGAATCACTTGTTCAATATACCTACGATTTTCTTTAGCGATATTTAGACTCTGCTCCTCTAGAGTTTTCACTCGTCCATCTATTTGTGAGGACCACCAGACAGCACCCGCACCCTGAACCAACAGGAAAGATACGATAGCAAAGGGGATTTTGAAATCTTTCACAAGTCACCCTCCGCACGATTTTCAGAGCAGTATACATCAAAAGTGCCATCTGGATAACGTGCACTCAACTTTTCATAATTCATCATCAAGATTTCATCGAAAGAAGTATCGAGTGCCATGAATGCCTGTGCCAGATACCAGCAGATGTCACCCAGTTCACGCTTCATATGAAAGACATTATCTTCATCATATGGTTTGCCTTGAAGAAAGATCTTCTTGACAACTTCAGTAAACTCACCTGCTTCTGCACTCAAACCAAGAGCGGCAGTCATCAGTTGAGTAACATTAGCACCATTTGCCTCAAGTTCACTCAAGCGTGCTGCAAGGACAGGATAGTCCAGACTAGGTGCACTAGTCACCTCTCGCACAAACTCAATATACTTATCAGCATCAATTGTTTTAGTCATAGTTCACGTAAATCTGATTGTTGTAGTTTTAGTTTTTGTCCGTTTACTTCAATGTAGGGAACTTCTTCCCAGCTACCACCAACACCACCGTCCATGTTGACTACAATGTCATGAGTTGGAAGTTGCTTGCCATCAGAAACATCAACGATATCACCAGGCAAAGGATTGAACTGGTAGTAATGTCCATCCCAGGTTCGGTTTCGACTATGGATAAGAAAGGTAGCATCTCTTTCCGCACCACAGTCAGCAATTTTTTCACCTCTAGGGTTGAAAACAGAATAATAACCGTTCAAAACTTGAACCCCTCAAATGATTTCTTTGGTTTTGCTTCCTCATAAGTATACTCTTCTTCCTTGCCACTGTCAAGGATATCGTCTTGTGCAGACTGCTCACAATCATACAGTCTCATCTTGGCACGGTCAACACCAACTACAAATCTCTTATTCATATTAAGATCATTGTATCGATTCTTCAATTGCTTCACCATAATTTGTCCCAACTCCTCAAGCTCATCTGTAGAAATAAGGGCAAACATAAGATCAGCAGTAGCAGGGAGACCAAAGGACTCACTAGTATCAGTAAGCTCAACATCAGAGCTACCATAACCAGAACGAGTGGTCTGCGTGGCAGAAACGATAGGGAGATTTGTTTCGCAAGCCAATCCTCTAAGTTCTTCTGCAATTGCTTTAATATAACTATATGAATTGACAGTGCCACTCTGGCGATATCTTGAGGAAGCACATATATTAAGGTAATCAATGAAAATAATATCAGGTCTAAATGACTTCTTAAGTGCAAGCTCATTAAGAAGTGATCTAAAGTGTCCACTGTGTGCTGATGCGGTAGGATATTCTTTGATTATAAGGGTTCCTTGTGTCTTTTGTGCAAGGCTTGTCACCTTATTCTCAAACATTACTTTGGGAAGATCAGTGATCTCTTGAATATTTACATTCAAAAGATTTGCATCAATTCTTTCCGCAATCTTCTCTTCAGACATTTCACATGTAATGTATAAAACATTCTTACCCTGAAGAAGAACAGAAGAGGCAAAGTGGCACATAAAGAGGGACTTGCCCACACCAGTGCCAGCAAGTGCGATGTTGAGAGTTTTATTGGGAAGACCACCCTTTGTAATTTTATCAAAATATTCCAAGTCAAATGGAATGGTGTCTTCCTTACGATGATACGATTCATATCTCTCTTCATAATCTTGAAGATAATCGTGACCAACGTGCGTGTCGAAAGAAACCGCTAGTGCATCAGAAAGAATAGATGGGATTGCACCGCGATCTTTCGATTCATCTTTACCATCAGCAAGAGCAATAGATTCAATGAGTGCCAGGTAGATAGCACGGTCCTTACACCAGTTCTCTGTGGTATCAAGCAACCATTCAAAATCACTTGGTACATCCTCAAGATAACTAACCAGTTTGGTAATCTCCTGAAAAGAAGTATCAGTAATATCTTGGCGTTTCTCTACTTCAATATAAAGAACTTCTTTAGTTGGTGGTTGATTGTATTCATTAACAAAGTTTTGAATTTCTTCAAACACAACTTTCTGATGAGGATCTTCAAAGTAATCTGCCTTGATAAAAGGAATTACTTTACGAAGATACTCCTCATTGAAAAGAAGATTACGCAGAACTAGAATTTCAACTTTGTCCATGTGGTATGTCAAATACAAATGTTATCCTGGTCTCATCTCCCAGATTTACTGTGCCGTGAGGTAACTTGTTATTGAACCACAGTAGAGTTCCTGGTTCTACAATAACAGATTCTCCACCACAAAAATATTGATACTTACCAAGAATAGAAAGATGATATCTGTTCCTGGTAAGGTAGTATGTTCCCTCGTCAATGTGAGCACCGACGATTTCACCAACAGGTAAAGAAAGAAATCCGCATCTATGAAGTTCTGCGTTGTTAAAATGCTTGCGTATGATCTTTCTTATTTCGCTATGGTGAGCATAAGCAGGTGTCTTTACGTTGATTTCAGAGTCTCCTACGAAGTCCTCTTTCTTTTCAACACCACCCATTATAAGTTGAAGAGCGCTGGTTGGCAACTCTGCAAACCCACGATCCGTTAAGTCTTCTACATCTTTAAGATGCTTTTGATGATCCCAATCAAGTGGATACTTCTTGAGTTGGGATACTACTTTGCTTACATTGATTCCGGTCTTTAGGATCTTGATCTTATCAGGATCCATAACTAAACTCTTGTTTCGCAACTTGGTCTAGTTTCTCCATCACTTCAGGAGTGAAGTATTGTTCTGGGTCTTTCAGGATTGCTTTGGCATAGACTTTCTTACCATCTATTTCATAACGTCCGGCAACGTTCTTCCAAAGTCCGCCAATCTCACCGAGTTCAAGAAGACCATAATATCGATCAAGACCACGCTCATCGTAATACAGACGCACCGTAACATCCTTGTTCTCCTTACTTAAACGCGACTTGTGAGTCTTAGCCTTGATAAGATTTCCGACCACTTCCGTTCCATCTTTTTCTTTCTTTTTGCTGAGATAAATGATTGTAGACGCGGCATATTTGAGACCACTGCCTCCTCCCATTTCTTTAGTCGGGACGTAAGAGCCGATAACATCGTAGGTATGGTTGGTTACTAAAAGGGGAATGTTTGCTTGACCCAACTTCAGAGTGAGCATTCTGAAAGCACCTTTAACCAGTTGGGATTTGGTCATGTCACGAACTTGTTTGTCGTCTAGTGCATCTCTAATCTCTTTCTCTGTGGAAAGCATTCCTAAAGAGTCTAGCACAAACATGCATGGTTTTCTGTCCTCTACGGACTTTTTTAAGTATATGTCTACTGCTCGCAATGCCTTGCTGCGAAAGTCCTCAATAGTGACGACATTCACAACAACTAATCTATCTAGGTCAATTCCACGACTCTGGATAAGAGACTTATTAACTGCTGCTTCAGTGTCAAAGTACAGACAGTAACCGTCAGGATTACTATCCAGAAAATTCTTAACCACAGCGAGACTAAAGAAAGTCTTGCCAGTAGAAGACTCCCCAGCAATGGCAGTAATCTTATTCCCAGATACACCACCAAAAATACTACCTGATACAAGTCCGTTAAAAATGTACGAACCCGTGTCCACAAATTGTTCTGTGTCGTCGATGTCTGCTGCGAGTTGGGTGTATTCATCACCAATTTCTTTTACAATTTCTTTTAAGAAGTCCATTACATTACAAATCCAAATTGCGTGTTATCTTTATTGTCAGTATTTTCCCTAGATTCTACTATTCTACACATCTTTTGATACAAGGCAACGTCACCTCCAAGACGTAATGCGCTAACAATAGTAGCAAGTTCTTTATCGTTGATAGGTAGTTCCATTTAGGCAAAAAATAATTCTAGGTTAATGGTTTTTTCTACACTCCATCCAATAGAGTCTAGGATAATTTTGAGTGGTTCGAGGAAGGATTTATCAAATTGTAGGTCATAATCAATGTATTTGTCAAGACCAAGTTCAGTAGGAAAGTCCTGAATAAAAGAGATCACATTCTCATGTAAAATGTTTGGTTTCTTCAAATAGCAGAACTTAATCTTCTCACCATTTTGGATGAGGGAATATTTGTTGGTGAGTTTATTCTCCTTGATATAGTAGTTGTAA